AACAGTGTTAGCTGCTGCACCATTACCACCGCCACCTGTACCACCAGATGCGGCTGAAAATCCACTTAAAGATGATCCTGCACCGCCGCCACCAGCATAAGTTACAGAGGATCCGCTAATAGAAGTTGCTACACCATTACCACCAGCACCGCCAGCTGTTCCATTAGCTCCAACAGCTCCAGCACCACCACCTCCACCTGAGCCATAAGGTGAATTTGTATTTGCTGTACCTCCATCAAAACCTTGATTTGCAGTTCCATTTCCTTTTGTTGGTGCATTGTAATAACCACCACCACCTGAACCACCAGTACCACCAGGGCTAGCACCGCCACCATTACTTGTGACTGTTGCAAAAACAGAATTAACACCAGTAGTTCCAGCGGAAGGTGCGCCACCAGCGCCGCCAGCGCCGCCAGCGCCAACAGTTACTGTGTAGTTAGTTGATAAATTAAGAGTTAAAGCTGTTTCCAATGTACCGCCACCGCCAGTTGCTGTGACAGTTGATCTAAATCCACCAGCACCACCGCCACCACCTGTGCTTGCACCTGACGCACCACCAGTACCACCGCCGCCACCAGCTACAACTAAATAATCAATACTTAATGTAGTTGGTGTACTGAGTGCAAGTTGACCCGCTAATATATTTAACATTTATGCAATAGCTCCAACTACATACCAAGTATTAGCAGCAGTTTTAATGCAGGCCGCTGATTTGTATTGTCCTAAAGTTGGTTGTGCTGCAACTGATCCAGCACTTAAGACTGTTGTAGTGCCAGATGTAACTGCTTTAATAGTTACTGCATTTGCCGCTTGATTTAATACTGTAATAACTGTCCCTATTGGAAAGTTATAAGTAGCATCGGTTGGGATGTTGAAGTTAGCAGCTGAGGATTTATTCATTGGGATTAGTTGCTGGTACTCATCACCACTGGCTGCTGTGTAATCTGCTGTTTTAGCAGTTTGTACTGTAAAGGCTGGTAGCCCATTCCACATAGCAGAAGTAACTACATCACCAGTATTGCCTGGAAAAGTTGGCATTATATCTCCTTAATAAGATAATACGTTTTGATCTAAGACCCCGTAATCTACGTTGCCTATTATAAACCCATCTATGACAGGTTCTAGCGTTGTAAACACCACTTTAAAGCTATTAGGTGTGATGATGTTAGATACGCCAAAGATTTGCAGTGTTTTCTCCAGCTTAGATCCACCAGGCTGGGTTGTGATTACTGTGATCGGATCAAAGAAATCTAGGTTAAGCGCTGCGACTATGCCTGTATCGTAGTTAGGGGTGTATAGGTCTAGCTCGATAGCATCGCATCGGATGGTTGTCTCAGCCCTGCTAGCCACATAAGCCCTGGCATAATCTAGGGCTACGGCATCGGTCTGCATCAGTAAATCTTGTTGGTTATATGAATGAATAAAATACTTGTCAATACTGGCCTGATTGCTGGCAGATTGCACAGTGCCCGATAGCCTGCTTATCTGGGCAGAGTTAAATATAAGGGTGTCATCTAGTTTCCAGGCTGCATTAGCGTATGGGATACCTGTGCCATCATCTGCAAAGACTGTGGCTGGATTACCTATGGTCTCTGTAGCTGTAAGCCTGTCTTTAAATACAAAGGATCCATCGAAGCCTACATATATTGCGCCGTACTCTGACAGGGCAACAGTCTGCATAGCACCTAAAGCAGTGCGTGGGGTGCCTGGGTCATTCTGTAATGTAGTTTGCCCTGCATCTATCTGGCGCTGTGATGCTGGCCAGTCGATCTCATCTAATATCTCATTAATACGTGTGCCTGATAGGTCACCAGCAGTGGCACCTGTGACTGTAGAGATCTGGGCGTTGTAAGCCAGACGCATCGCATCTACAGCTTGTATGGTTGTGTAGGCAACCTCTGTGGCATCTTTAGGTTGTGTGTTTACATAACTTGTAATAAAGCCTGAGAATAGAGGATAGGTTACGCTGTTATAGGTAGCAGCGATGCTGACCTTCTTCATAGGTGTTAGCAAGCCATAATAAGGCCCAAGCGGATTAGTAGGGTTAAAGTCGCCATTCTGATCTACTATGCGTAGCGTTAATTGGCCTGTCTGAAATTGGTCGTATAAAGCATTACGGCCTACAGCTGTCTGAATAAAGTTAATACGATCTGACACATCAACAATAACTGCTACTGCATCTGCTAGTACGTTTGTGCCTAATACGCCAATATCTAATTGCATAGCCTGAGCAGTGCTTGGCCCAGTAGAGAAGTTTATTGTGGCGTTTATTACTGGAATCATTATGCGAACGCTATCGATCCAGCAGGTACTAATGCTCCATTACCTAGTTTAGTTATATTACCTAAAGCATCTTGGATATAACGTTCTAAATCTTGGTTACTGCTTAATACTGCGCCTGTATTAACTGTTACCTGTGGCACTACTGTAGGTGCTGCTGCTGCTGCAGCTGTTGTAGCACTAGATGGTAATTGCCCTGGTACTGCGTATCGGCCTGTGCCTGCTAAGAATGCATCCGCCTCAGCTTGTAATCTTGAAGACATACCAGCCAAAGCTCTTGCGCCAGCAACATCATTACCCATAGCAAGTGATTGCTCGTATAAATTTTTAAAAATTTGATCGTATTTATTAGGCAAAGTGTTTAAGGCACCAGCAGCATTGTTAGCGGCAGCGGCCAATAAATCAGCTGCTGTCTGAGCGTTTAACTCTGCATTGTATTTCTTAGCCAAAGCCTCATTATTGTCTAGTATTGCTATCTTTGCCTGGATACGTAACTTAGTCTCAGCATCGGTAGTCTCATTTAGCGCCTTCATTAAACCTATGCGTTCAACGTCAAATTGCTGGGCTAATTTATCTACCTCGGTTTGCTTCTTATTTTTGGCATCTAATAACGCTAATTCTTTTTTCTTCTGCTCTGATAGTTTATTCTCTAGGCGTAGCTGTTGGCCAAAGATACGAGCCGATGCTCGACCTTGTTTATTGTCTGGTTGAGTGGCACTTCTTGCACTGCCAGCAAAGCCAATAGCTCTTTGTAAGGCTAAACCACCTGGTTGTAAGCGTATTAATAGATCGCCTAAGCCACCAGAAGTTATCTTAGATGCTAGGCCATCTAACTTACTAATTAGTAAACCTACGCCATAAATTGCATCGCTAATAGATTTAGCAAAAGTATCCATTTGAGTAGCGGCATCTTCTATGCTTCTATTCTTGCCTAGTAAACTTATAGCATCTAATAAACCTTTACCGATTTCTTCTTTAGCATTCTCTGTAGATACTCTTAGTAGATCCATCTTGCCTGCATAGGTAGTTAATCTAGCTTGTGCCTGGCCTGCAAACTTGTTATTAAGTTCACCCAGGATCTTATCCATATCACCAGTTTTTAATGTGGCCTTACTTATGCCAGCACCTAAACGGCTAAGACCTGTGGTGTTGCCTGAGAATCCTCTAGTTAATGCTGCGCTTACCTCTGTTAAAGATCGACCAGTAGCAGCACTTACATTTAATGCAGTGTTTAATGCATCTTGGCTTTTTGTAATAGATCCTGTAGCTGTGAGTAATTGTTGGAATGCTGGGCGTAATTGGTCATCTAATACGCCTGTAACTTTTTGTAAATTGGCTATGTAATCTTCAACGGCTGGCGCACTAAATGCAAAACCAGTATTACGTAATTGAACCTCTAAAGACTTGGCTGCCTTCTCATCGGCTGCAAAGGCTTGTACTGCTCGCTTGCTAAATTGGAATAATTGCTGAGCGCCAAAAACTCCAGCAAAGGTCTTGCCTAATTTGTTTACTTGCTTGTCAAAGGCTGATACATCCTTTTTGCCTTTATTAAGTGCTTTACCATTCCAGGTGGCTATTGCCGAGACTACTACATTGGCCATTACGCTGCCTTCTTAATCTCTGTTGATTTGTTAAATTTTATAGCTGTAGAATTTATAGCGCCTAGCACTGCTTGATAAACCTTGCCACTATCTTGTGCCCAGGCTTTGTAGATTAAACGACCTTTAGTCTTCCGACCACCACCACGTACGCCTTTAATCTTTGGTTGTGAAGTAAGCCCTGGCATTGATGTAACAAATTGATAGCCAGCAAAAGGATTATTTGATGCGTACTCTCTAGTAGATTTGTTGTAGGTGTACTCACGTGCTTTAGACTTGCCTTCAAATCCTTGTACCTTGCCGAAGGTTGTGCCAGGTAGGCTTGGATCGATCTGCTGGAATGGCGCTCTACCTTGTGGGTTTTTACGGCCAGCAGTTTCATATATGCGACCTGGTGCGCTTACGTTGTAAACATAGTTACTAACTTTAAATCCATTTTTGAATGTGCGGTTATCGCCTGAGTTGTATCCAATACCAGCCTTGACTGTGCCAGCATCATATTTAGGAAATGGGCGGTAATTAATGTTCGGGTTAGGCTCTTTAGTCCAGCCTGATAGCACCTCAGAATTACCAGGCACAAACGATCTAGCCTTAGCTGCTACGTTACGCATTAGCGGATCAATGGCAGTCCTAATACGATCCTGTAAATCTTTGTCAATAAACTTTAGACCTGCAAGGACATCTTTAACGCCTACGGCTTCTGCTGGCATTTCGGATCTCCTTAGCTCTGTCGGTTAGGACTTGTATGATTGCGGCATACATTTCGCTATCCATATCAATAAATTCTCTAGGCGGTATCCCAGTCTCTACGCTCAACTGTGCGATGCTGTAAAGGACTGAAGACCGCTCAGTTATTTTTTTTCTTCGTCTAATACCTCGACAGTATCTAAGCTGTCAATAAACTCATCAAACGATAGAGATACCTGAGCGCCAGCCCTGCGTAAACATTCCCAAGCTAACCAAAATATATCTGATTGCTTCTCATCTTCACGCAAGGCCTTGCTAATTCCCATACCTCGTTTTAACTCGAAAGCGTACTCGACACCTGGTGTTATCTTATGCTCTGATACTTCACCATTAGCCCTTGTTATCTTTAGCTTTGCCATTATTACTCCTTAGTTAGAATGGTACCGATGGGGACACTGTTACTGCGGAGTTTACTGTAAATGTGATAGATGAGGTAGCAATTTCAGCCACGCCACCTTGACCGATTGGGGTCAGGTTATTTACTAGAACTGAGAACTGATAAGTAGGGTTAGCAGCTGACACAGTAGTGCCCTTAACAGTAATTACTGATACTGCCAAAGTTTGCCCAAAGGCTGCGTTTAGTGTCTGCATTACCTGGGATGATGCCCACTCATTTAAGAAATCAATAGTAAATGTGCCTGATTGTAGACCAGCAACAAATTTATGTGCTGTGTCACCCATAGCGGTTACTTCTAACTCATCTACGATCTGGTTAATTACAGCGTTCGTAACAAATGTGCTGATATCAATTGAAGGTGTGGTAGGTGCAGCAGCGGTAGCCAACTTAACACCAACGTTATTATTTAAATAGATTGCCATTGTTATTCCTCATCTTTCTTTGTTTGTGCAGTTGGTTTTGGTGCTTCTTTGATCTGGCCTGTCTTTATTAAGAAGGCTAAGTCTTCTGATTGTGTGCTCATTTTAACTCCAGCTCGTTAGGATTGATACAGTTATTTCTGATGTTAATAAATCTCCACTAGCTGCATTGGTTATAGCTGGAGCGGAGACACTTGATATGTTGTAAACTAGGGTCGATGCCGCTAGTTTGGTTACTACTGCCACAATAAAATTCTCTATGCCTAATAGGTTGCCTTGATTGTCAAATGCAGGCGTGGTTACTAAAATCTTAAAATTAGCCAGGGGTGCGATGCTTGTCTGGCTGTTATTGCTTGGCTCTATATAAGGATCGCTAGGTGTTACCACTACGCTATTAGCAAGCAGGGTTGCAGGTGGGAATGCAAAGGTTGACCATACGCCATTATTTGTCAAGGCTGTTGCTAGTGTGCCACGTAGGGTGGAAATCGCTGCCATTAGCCCACCAGTGATGCTGGACTTGAATACGGCTGGATGAGACCACGCACTCGGTTAATCAGCTGATAACCCATCCGATAGGGGCTGGCACTGATCCCATCCATACCGACCCCGCCTGTCTGGCTAACTTGTCTTGCTTGCCAGATGTCCACTGCAATTATCATCGCAGCTTCTCGTATTGCAGGGGTGCTCGCATAAGATTGGGT